TGGGCACCGGATAAACGCTGGGCAGAAGAGATGATAGAAGAATGTGCTATGTTCCCACACGCAGAACATGACGACCTTGTTGACTCTATGAGCCAAGCACTACTAAGGTTTCGTAAGGGAAACTTTGTGTCATTGAAGGATGACTACGAAGATGAGCCCACGGACCACGGACCAGAGACGGAGTATTATTAATGGCTTATAATCCTTTTGATGATGTGATTGAAAACGACCCTGCATATAAAATGCAGATAGGGGGTATTGGTAATAATCCTGTCAGAGAAATACCCATGGCTAAATCGCCAATCGAGTCAAACTTCGAACCTACTGTTGGCACAGTCGCTGCAAAAGATTTAGACGCTTTTGCTGGTAATTACATGAATCCGATTGTAAATACTTTTGGAGATTTGTTTGCACAATCAATAGGCCGTGTAGCAGATGCAATGGTAAATGAAGAAGAGGCAGCAAAAGGTAGAAAAAAATTTCAAGATAATCGTGAGGTACAGAACTTTTTAGGTAAGGTTCCGCAACAAATTACGCCTGAAGATAATGAATTAGCTTTTAAAAGAATAGGTAAGGAGTATCAACCTTTAAATTTTAAGGAAGGCTTTAATCAATTTACTGGTTTTTTCTTAGAAGATGGTATTAAAGGATCCAACGCTATAACACAAGAGGGTAAAAGATTTTCAGAGTTACCGGGAATGCAACAGTTTGGTTTAGCTGTTCTACCCTTTGAATTTATGTTTGGACTTTTTGCTCCAGCAAGAGAAGTAAAAAATGCCTCTAAATTAGTTTCCAATTTTGGAAAGAATAGCACCGTAGAGGTTATGAATGATCCTCAATTTAGAGCAGCTAATCCGCAGCTTGTAAAAATTATTGAAGATGAAATGGGAACATTTACAGGAGGTGGATTTCAACCTAAAGGAGTTGCTTTTGCAAAAGAAGATGGCATGGGTGCAGGACCGTCATCATTATATAAACAATATCCGGGCGATAAAAATAATACTGTACTTGGTCAGTGGAGAAGACAAACTATTCAAACTTACTTAGATGAACTGCGCAAGCAGGCCGGAGATCCTAATGCAAAGTTTGACAAATCAATTGTGATTCAAGAATTGACTGAATTATTTAAAAGCCTTGGGGTACCTGCAGACAAGTTTATAAGTAAAAAAGGAAAAAATACATACTTTGAAAGAGCTTTTGGTCAAAGAAAAAAAGATGGAACTAAGGAAAGACCGTTTGACAAATATTTTTATGCTGAAAAACAAGCAGGAGGCACAACTCCTTCATGGGCTAAACCTAATTATAAACCAGATCAACCTGGCAACCCTACCTATCAATTTTTAAAAAACAAAGTTGCAGAGTACATGAAAACTTTTCCTAATGCAGAAAAACCCAGTAGCCGAGAAATATTTAATTACATTCAACAAACAGAAACAGATGAAGTAAAACAATGGTTTGCCTCACGTCAAGGATCTGATAAAGGGGAACTTTCTAAAATATCTGATATTTTATCTGAGAATAGAAGAGAAGGTGTTGAGGGTGTTGATGAATTACTTAGACCTACAAAAATTTCGTCAACTAAACTATTATTAGATGATCTTTTTGAAAAAGATCCTGCATTTAAATCAAGTTTTGATGTAGCAGTAGATACATTACAAGATGATAATTTTCTTAATAGAATAGTTAACGCATGGGAATCTAATTTAGCTAAATACAAAGATGACTTTGGTAGACCAATATTAAGCCTCGATAACTTTACGAGATATGGTAATGAGAACAATCTATGGCCTAAGCGAATGAATCAAATGGAAAAAGTTAGTTACTCCCCTGATTATAAATCTACTAGAGATTTAAACAGAGAGGTCGACAGATTAGGTAACATGTTAATATCGGGTCCTGATTCTCGAGAATATAAAAAATTTGGCACGCAAATAAGAATTGAAGATGACATTTATTCTTACCTTACACATAAATATAGAACCATAAGAGATTTTGAAAAGTCTGAAGATCTTAAAAAGGGTGTTGGGCTATCAGCTAATGATTTTATGGAAACTTATGTTATGCCTTTTAAAGGTAAAGACAGATTAGAAACAATAGAAAATTTAAAAAAAGAATATACAGACTTTGGAAAATACTGGGAGCCAATGGAGCGTGAGTTTGATGAATATAACGATTTATTAGATCAAGCCATGGACGGGCTGGAAGCATCTGGTAAATACACCACTGATGAATTAAATAAAATTAGAAAATCATTATCACCAAATAGATCGCATTTATTTCCTGTAAATCAAGCTAACAAGGAAAAAAGATTTTTAAATTTATCTGGCGATGGAAGATTTATTGAAGTGCAACCAGTTTATATTAACAATTCTTTAGAACCAATATACAGAAATCTTTTAACAAAGGTTTTCAACAAATTAGAAACCGCAGATAGTATTGCACAACTCAAAGTGCAAAAACCTAAATTTTTTGGAATGAGTAAAAATAGATCAGAGTATGCGGATCTTGACATATCTCAAGAAGCTTTTAAAAATACTTTTACAAACCCTGGCGATTTTAATCAATACAATTATCTTAATTTTGTTTACCAACAAATTGATGCTGCTATGAAAGATAAGGGTATTATTTCATATCAAATTTTTAATCCTAAAAACAAAAACATAATTCAGGGTTTTAAAGTAAAAGAGGGTGAAGCGGGTGATTTATTAGTAGTTGGAAGTGATGTACAGTTTACACCAGCTGACCATATTAATAGAGCTTTAAAACAATTAGAAGAATCAGGCATACCTGATGTTTTTAACCCAACAAAAAAAACTAGCATTTTGAAATTTAAAAAACGTGGTGGTATATCCATGGTCAAGGGCGGTGTGCAGATGGCCATAGGTGGTCAAAACTTTACAGAGAATATGAACAAACAAGACTTTATACCTGATCCTGCTATCGATGGTGACAGTGCCTTTCAACAAGCAGTGCAGTCAGGTAATCTAACAGCATTAAACTTACCAAAAATATTTAAAGGTCTTGGCGAGGCGTTTGGTGTGTTCACTCCAAAAAAAGTTGGTAAACCCTTAACAGGAGAAATGTCTGCAGTTTCACCTGTAGCAAAAAGCGACTTCCCTCTACAATCTTTTACTTTAGAAAAAATTAATAATCTAAATATACAATCTGCAAGACCACAAGATTGGATTAATGAGTTGCAAGGTGGAGCCCCAGCACCTAAATCAGAACTATTAGACTCAGGTTTATTTCAGTATTTAGCAGACTTCGAGAAGTATTTTCCAAATCAAAAAGTATCAAAAGATAAACTTGTAGAATTTTTAGAGGACAATCCTATATCAAATTTAAAAATTAAAATTAAAGGTTCTGAAACAGGTGATCCTGCTTATGATAGTTACATGGGTAAACCAAGGCATAAAAATGCTGGATCAGCTAGGATGGATCAAGCTGGTGAGGATTACAGAGAAGTGATCTTAGAAGCTGGCACATTACCAGGGCAACAAACAGGTGATGAGTTTGTAAACAGTTCACACTTTCAAGAAAAGAATGTTTTAGCTTTTGGAAGAGTAGGCACATACAAAAATTCCGCAGGTGATAATGTTGCTGTTATACAAGAAATGCAAACTGATTATCTAACGCAAGTTAGAAAAGAACAAGAGCTTTTAAATGCAGAAATAGAAAAATTAAATTTACAAAAAACAAAAGCAGAGCAAAGATTAGAAAGAGCAGAAAGTCCTTACGATATACAAAGAGCCAATGAGTCTTTAGCAGAGGTTAATAGTAAGTTACCTGCACTTTTAAAATTACAAGAAAGTAAACTAATCAAACCTTATCCCAATGTTGCAGCGGCAGACAAAATACCTGAGTTTAATAAACAGCTACAAGACTTACAAAAACAAATAAATAACTTATCCATGCAAGGTGTTAGGAGAGAGAATCCAGAATTTCTAATGCAAATTAGCAATTTAGAAGAACAACAAAAGCAAGTGTTAAATCAACTCCTAGATCTAAATCGAGCTAATGAATATGAGATGTTAGCAAAAGATGTAAAAGTTCCTGATATTGACGATCGTGATAATTTGCTTAGATACATAAACGGATCTGACTCTTATGTCGGTATGAAGAATGTAAAGACATTCCCACCCACACCATTAAATAATCAAGCAGATTATGTTGATGCAATAATAAAAGCAGTTATAAAAGATGCAGAGAATAGAGGCATAAACAGAGTAACAATTATGCCTGCAAATGTAGGTGCAAATGTAAGATGGTCTAAAGAAAGTGATGACGCTCGAAAGAAATTTATAAATCTTTATGACAAGGTTGGAGTTCAGCGACTTAAAGATATAGCAAAAAAATATGGTGGCACTGTTGAAGAACAATTTATTCTTGACACCACTAAGGGTGAGTTAGGACTTAGATTTTTAAATAAAGATGTAGATGGCAACTTTCAAGTTTTAAAAGAAACTGATATTGACCCTAGCGTAACAATTAGAAGAGAGGACTTAGGACCCTCTAAACCACCAGAGGGACTCAATGCTTTTTTAAACGAAGAAATATTGAGAGTTGCAAAAGACTATGGACCTAATGAAGTGGTGTTTAGAAAAGAAATAGCTCCAGGTCAAACCATGGAATACTTTGTAAATGTAAAACAAGGTGATGTAGTAGATCAAAAATTTGACCTTGTGCCTTTGGGTGATGCAGATAGAGCAGAAAATGCAACTATAATTATTGAAGAATACAATCCGCAAAGAGTTAAAATGAACGTATTAGTTTTACCTGATAGTAACAAAGATAAGCCAATGTACTTGTTTAAGAAAAAGAAAGGTGGAATTATGCCAGATGATAGGTTAGTTTCAATTACAGATATTTATGGTGATTATTAATGGTAGATAAATTCGATAGTAGCGCACCAACCCCCTATTTAGCACGAGACGCAAAAGCAGTGGGTCCAGGTGGTGATGAAGATTTAAAAGCAGAAGACACTGGCACAACAGTGCAATTAGATCAATCTGAAATAGAACCTAACGTAGAGATTGTAGATGATGGATCTGCAGTCGTAGGAGAACAAGAAGAACAAAGACCTGCAAGTTTTGGATCTAACTTAGCAGAATTTTTAGATCCCTCTTACATGCAGGCACTTGCAAATGAGTTAGTAGAAAAAGTTGATAATGACAAAAGCACAAGAGAAGATTGGGAACAATCTTACACAAAAGGTTTAGATCTTTTAGGATTTAAATACGAAGAAAGAACAAGACCGTTTAGAGGTGCCTCTTCTGTTAATCACCCTATGTTGGCACAAGCTGTTACACAGTTTCAAGCAATGGCATATGTAGAACTACTTCCAAGTGATGGCCCCGTCAGAACACAAGTTGTAGGTGCTAATAGTCCAGAGTTACAACAATCAGCAGAGCGTGTGAAAGATTACATGAACTATGAAATTACTCATGTCATGGAAGACTATAATCCAGAGATGGATCAATTATTATTTCAATTACCTTTATCAGGTAGTGCATTTAAAAAAATATATTTTGACGAAGTAGCAGGTAGAGCGACATCTAAGTTTATACCAGCAGAAGATGTCATTGTGCCTTACGGTTGTTCTGATTTAGACGATTGTGAAAGAATCACACAAGTTGTCAAAATGACAAAAAATGATTTGCGTAAAAAACAAGTTTCTGGTTTTTACATGGACATTAATGGTGAGGGTTACGATGCAGTAAATTATTCTGATTTACAAGAGAAGAAGGACGAGATTGACGGTGAGTCTCCTGGCACATATGCAGTTGATGATATGGCCGAATTATATGAATTGCATGTAGATTTAGATTTAGAGGGCTATGAAGATATTAATATAAAAACAGGAGAGCCTAGCGGAATAAAATTACCTTACATAGTTACAATAGATAGAGGCAGTCAAGGTGTGTTATCTATTTATCGTAATTACAATGAGGGCGACCCATTAAGAAAAAAGAATGATTATTTTGTACACTACAAATTTTTACCTGGTCTAGGTTTTTACGGCTTTGGTTTAATACACATGATTGGTGGTCTAACAAGGACCGCTACTTCTGCTCTACGTCAATTGTTAGATGCGGGTACATTATCTAACTTACCTGCAGGTTTTAAATCACGTGGACTTAGAATCCGTGATGATGATCAACCATTACAACCTGGTGAGTTTAGAGACGTTGATGCACCAAACGGTATAATACGTGAAGCATTGATGCCTTTACCGTA